TGGGGATTGAAGATCAAGCTCCTTGCCCCCCCGCAGAGGGGGACGAAGAAAGCTATTATTTCTTCCAAGCAATCCGAAATTTGAGCAAACAAGTGTGCTCTACACTCTTCCCGCATTCCAGCGAGGATTGGTCTCAACGACCTAGTACACCCACCATGGGGCCACGGAAATCGCCGTACGGAACGACACTGCAGGAACCTGCCGAAAGCAGGTTGCCCGGATGTCCGGACCGTAGCTGTAGTAAGGTACCACTGCAACAGCGGTTGCAGAACGGCCATAGACGTTTAGGCGAACAACCGAGTCGCCATAAGCCGGGGCATCTAGATCACGCGTCAGACGAAACTTCTCTGGAGTGTAGTACGGAATGTTAAATTCCGCACCGAAGTTTGGCCCACAGAATGTCATAGGAGCCAGCGTACTGGTCGTTGCCGGAGCAGCTGCCGAGTACGTGGTTCGAGACATCCCAATCCACGAGTCGTTCTTCGGGTAGATCTTGTACCGCTCACTGTAGGCCAGGCCAAGAAAGAGCGGCGCATAATGCCCCTGCCACGTCCAAACCGTGTCGTTGCCATCCACTGGCGGAAGATACGGCGAACGAAGGATCTCCTGACCCGCCACCAGAATTTCCGGGAGCCTCGACGGTTTCTGGAGGAGTGCCCTGACCGACTGGATCGATTCACCAAAGTAGAGCGAATCGCCCGGGAAAGGCCCACTCGGCGGAACCAGTGGGAAAGGCGGTTCTTCCTTAACGCCACCGTCATCTCCGAGCGCACCCTGGAGAACTAGCGTCGTACTGATGTCCTGCTCAACCGGGTCCACCCCGTCCGTGTAGAGGAGGGTATCACGGGGAACCGTGAAATCCATATTCTTGGCACGGGCGAAGATGGTTACAGTTGTTGATGTAGCAATCGACTGAGCTGTGAGCGGGTTGATGATCCGAAACACAAGGAAGCCATTAGCCGCAACGCCATAAGGAACAATCGGAACCTGAGCAGTGATCAAGCGATTATGCAGGTACGGACGTTCCCTAGCGTAACCAACCGTGAACTCAATATCCTGACCGGAGGAGACCTCGTGAATCAGGTTCAGAGCCGCGTTGGTCACATCAAAACCAGGAAGGTTGTCATCACTGATCCAAAGGATTTGCAAGGCTCCACGATGGAACTTGCTAACCGGGATCATCACCTTGTACTCCATGTCACCACGCCAGTACTCGAATGGGAGGCCGTAGTAGCCTGCCGTCGTCATGTGGATCGAACCGGCATTCTCCACAGCGTACGAAGGGGAGACCGGCATCCCGAAGAGGTTAGTCTCGGGTACATCATCCGTGGACCAGGTGAATGAGGCAACTCGCGTCCACCGCTGGAACAAGTCTGCGTTCGCAAGACAGTCGTCTCCCGCGAACCCGCTCAGCCTCGGATCGATTGAGATCTCGTTCATGAAGCTAAGGGCTGCCGTGTCACCAGAGTCGGCACCATCAACGTGAGCAACGTTGGTTACGGAGCGCTGGGTAATCGGCATGGGGGCCTTTTCCTCAGAGGTTCGGGTAAAACCGAACCAGTCAAGGACCATCTCTGCTCCACGAGCAACCTGACCAACGGTCGCGGCCATTGCCCCAATCACTGGGACTTTAGTCGCAGCCTCGGCAACTGTGGCAATCTGGCCTGCGATAGCCGATCCCTTTCCCTCGCCAATCATAGCGTGGACCTTGGGGGCGTGGGTCCTCATCGCATCATTTGCGACGAGCTGGTGCTTCTTCTTGCTCTGGAAGTTGGGAACCGTAATCTCGAAGTCATCGAGCAGGTTCGCGTAAAACTTCACATAGCCAGTGGTCAGCCCACCTGTGACCCCCGTTGAGAGAGGTTGCAGGCACGTCGTGGAGATCGTCCACATAGCGTCGACAGGGGCAGAGTTGATACCATCTGTCGTCCCGAAATCATACGCCCACGCAAAAGGGAGTTGAAGGACGACCGACTCAGCTTCTGCACCGTCAATCAAGCCGTAGTGGTCCACCTGGAGGCAGTTCTCAGGATGCAGACCGTGAGAAATCTCCAGAGTAGGGTCCTTGGGGCCAGCATTCGGGAGTGCCGAAATGGCATAGCGCCCGTAGGCACCACCCGGAACGGTGACCACAGCGATCACTTGGATCGTGCCCCGGATGTAGGTGTAGTTGTTAAGCTTGTCAGCTATGAACGGGGTAGTCCTGAAGAGGCCCCACGGATCAAAGTCGTGAATGATCGTGTTCGGCACGTCCGTGTCGACCAGAGTGGTCTGTGAGACGTACGTGGGCCGGAGAAGGAAATTCCCCAGGTCGGTCCGAGGCATCGTCTGATGAACAGAGGGCTGCTCATCCGACGCTGACACCTGTGCGGCTGCGGAGGACATAATCGCTCCAGTTTCATGAGTCATGTTGAAAGTTTCCGACACGACCGGCGCCTCAATGGGCGGCTCAGCTAAATTCAAAGAATCCATCGACTGAAAGATGAGGTTGAGACCACAGTCCTCCGGCGCGACGTTGTCGCGTAGGGACCAGGTCTGAAAGGTGTCCTTAGCCATCTGCTCACGCCAGTGGGCAAACGGTTTCAGGTCAAAGTAGGGGTTGTTGAGCAGATCGTGCTTCTCGGCCAACTCCTTGGCCGTAGCAACGAATGCCTCAAAGGCTTCCTCGCCGTGATAGACCATTTCACGATGAGCCTCGGTGAGAACCGTGGCTGCGTGGTCATTTCGTGTCAACGAGGAATCTTTCTTAATAACAAGCATTCGAGTAATCGAGCGCATGTCAAGCGGAGGGATGTAATACCCAAGCTCGTCATCCCAGACGAACATCCGCTTTAGAAAGGAGACTTCGGTGATCTTGGCAGGGACCAGGGTCTCGAGAACCCCCTTGATGGCAGATGCACTCGTCATGATAAAACCGAGCTCCTCCTTCCAAATCTTGAGATAATCCTTGGAAGGGGGGAACCGCATTGTCTTGATGTTGTCATCTCCATAGTGGATCAAGGCCACGTTCCTGCGAAACGTCAACCCCTCGAGTTCCGGTGGCTCCGGTTTCTCGAGGATCCCCGCGAACCACGAGTCTACCGCAGCCCAGTCCCCAGTAAAGGGATGAGAGCGATAGTAGACGTAACGTTCGCAGAGGGAAAGACACATTCCATTAAGCTCAACCGTCGCATCACACCCGGAGGGATTCATGCAGGCACGGAAGAGGTCATTCTTCACAGAATACGTCACATGGCGCATCGCGAGAATGAGACGCCTGTTTTTGTCTGGCTCTGTCCCGAGCAGTGAGCACATCACGTAAACCGCGAGAGACACAAACTCAAACATGGCCGGACACCACGATTTATCCATCGCCTTGAGATCTCCGTCATAGACCTCATCAAGCTCTGGATTCACAGTGGCAAGATGCCGTGGGATCCTATTGCACTCAGCTGATGTCATGTTGATACCGACAGAACTCTCGAAGAACTCCGGATTGGCGCGCATGAAGGACTTCCAAGGAGAGCCGTAGCGCTTCAACACGATGTTCATGGAGAACGGGAGGCAGATGAACACCCGTGGGTGCTTTCCTGGCTTCACGGCCTCATCCTTTAGAGAACAGAGACCGAGTACTGAGGGGATCCCCCCCTCAGCCAGAACCTCCTCAATCTCATCGCACATCTTGGCAACATTGTCGGAGAACCACGAGCCTTCAGCGGTCACCATTGCATGGCGCGATTTCCCCACGCAGTATGGGGGTCCGACTGAGGTCTTCATGTTCACTCCATTGACGTATGAGCCGGGGATCCCAGCCATAGCTTGCTCCTCGCTCAACACGGCGTAGCCCGAATGATCAAGGCGCGCCATGCCAGACACGTAGTCTAAGAGGGCGAGCTTCATCAGCTGGATATCGGGGTTAGCCAGGTTCTGGGTCACGAACATGTTCGTGAACGGAGATACCCATGTGCTCCCCTCCATCTTCCCACGGAAGACGGGTGGACGCCAATAACCGACTTCTCCGCAGTGCTCAGCCTCCATCTCCGTGAGATCCTCACGAAAGAGACTGTCCTCAATCTTCGTCTTCATGGTTGAACCAGGAAGAGGGGGATAGAGTTGACCAAGTGGTGCGACGACAGCACCAGTTGACTGGGCGGCCCAAATCTCAGAGTTTACCCCAAACTTCCCGAAAGTAACATCCTCCGGGACCTTGGAAACGCTCTGTGTGATGGTGCGAACCTCAGCACTCGTCTGACCAAACTGTGCAGCCACCCTCGAGATCTCGAGGGCAGAGGTCAGTCCTGCAACCGTGCAGTAGGTGGTACCCCCCGCACGTGTAGTCGCGTTGATGGCGTAATGCATCCCCGCAATCTTCCAGGACTGGTTGTGGCGGCAGAGATAAACCATGCCACAGTCCCCATTCTGGGTATTGGCATTGGTCGTAAGGACTCGTGTTCCGGCCTGCATCTTGATCGCGTTTGAAGTCGGAGAGTACACGAGCGCTAACCCGTAGATCTCCACCTCATCAAACGAGTGGATACTCTCGTCGACCCCCCCCATCATTTTCTTGCTGATGCCTAAGACACCAGTTAGATTAGGAGCAAACACAACTGCCAACTGCCTGTTAGACGGGATGAGGGCAAATGTGTGCGGGGAGATCGGAACCTCGATAGTGGTCGCAGACTTCGATTGCGTGACGCTCAGCTTCGTCGCCCCATCAAGAACGTGAGTGGGGACGAGAAGACACGAAGGGCCGAACACAAAAGCGGACATCGACTGACCGGCGTCGGAAGACACATAGCAGTGAGAGTCTTGGATCGCCCGTTGCGCGTCCTCCTTGGTGAAGGTGGACTTACCAAAGGACGGAATCCCAGGTACAAACGTCTGATCGGCACGAACCCAGTTACTGGGAAGGTTGACAATCCCAGCATTAGCCTCCCGGCCTTGGAGAGTGTCCTCGCTGACGCTGGCTACAAGCTGCCTCACAGCCATGATACCAACACCAACAAGCGCCACAGACGCAAGCCCAACAGCGAGCTGGTCCTGCATCCGGGTAAGCTCCATCTCAGCGACTCTGTGCGACATCCACTTTGGATCCGTGAGAGCGCGGGGGACGTGTGAGAGGTACCTTAGCACCCTCACCATCCCGGGTGAGATGACGGAGGCCCAGCCTATGGCCAACCGCGTGTGGAGGCACGCGTAGAGGTCCAAGAGGCCCTGGTCCTCATTCTGCTCGCTGAGAGAATCCTCATCCTCAGAAGAATCGGGTTCCTCAACAGGGACACAGCCACATCTCCTATCGGTATCCAGGCCACACTCCGTGCACGCACGAGGGAGTGAGGCCCTAACCTGCAGAAGTCGGGTCTGGTGTTGAAGCTGAGATTTAAATGCCTCCTGGCACGCCTTGAAGAGCTCATTGATACTGAGCTCCTGGGACCTGCCCAGGAAAACATTCTCATCCTGCTTGTTTGGCTTGTACTTGGCCACCTTAAAGGTGAACATGTCATGAGTCTCACTCAAGCGGGCCTTCTCGGTGTCAAGACGGCCATCCGGCGTACTGAACTCCTTCTTCACAGTTTGGGTAACGTGATAGGTGATCCGGCGCCAGAAGGCGTGGGGCTCGCGGAGATACTGCTGCGCTAGACCGTTGTCAAAGTTCGAGCAATAGAAGATCACCAAGGGATTGGCGCGAACCTTCCCCTTGAGATTGACATCTGCCTGCTCAACCGAATACGGCTTGTTGTTAACAAGAGCAATAACCTCCTCACAGTGGTTGCGGACCCCCGAAACAGGCGGCGCCACAGACTGGTCAATGTCATCCATAATCACACACCAGTGAGTATGGAGGAACCCGTCCTGAAAGTTAACTCCACCACCTTGGAAGTCATAGATCCCATCGGAATCGATGGAAAACCCATGGCGTCTCCCAATGGCTTTCGCAAGCTGCCGAGCAACGTTGGTTTTGCCCACTCCTGCCTTACCATAGAGGTAAATGAAGATAGGCTGAACTCGCTCGACTACACCGGTTGCCTGGATCTCAGTCGCCGAAACGAACGACTGAAGTTTGTCGATCGAACGCCGTAGAAGTGCAGAGACAGTTGGTTGCCCGCTAAAATAGCTGACAAGTTCCTTGCCCTGCTCCAGATGGTCCTTACACTCGAGGAGAAACTCCCCGACGGTCAGGGGGCGAGTCCAGTGAGACGGGATGTGACCCTCGTCACGAAGGCGAACAACTGTCTCGATGGTCGAAGGCGAGGCGTCTGCTTGAATCGTCAGCTGCACAAAGTACTGTTGATACCCATTGGCATACGCCTCCCACTTACGTGGGTCCCACTTGGACCCCCAAAGGGGGGCTAGTGACTTCGACTCGATGCAGAGCTTAATCCGACCGAAAATGTCAGTCACCCAGGTGATCACCCACTTCGCGACGGCTGTCGCCGACTCCTTTTTAAGACCCTTGCGGGTGAGTTCCACCATGTCCTTGATTAAAGGCACGAACAGGTCAGCCACCGAGCTTGGGAACTCCTGGAGGAGCGTGAAAACGCCAGCGGAGGCCACCGCCTCCCACAACGGATAGTAGACATGATCCCGGAAAGCACTACCGATACCCTGGTGGGTGACGGAGGGAATGCGCTTAAGCAGGTCCAAGCAATAGTTGAGGGCAACCGGATGGTTTACGAAATACATCGTGAACAAAGATCCGGCATTGAGGACCGACGTGGAAGTGAATACGCCAACCACTAGCGAGGCCAACGAGACGTACCTCCTGGCCTTCTCTTCAGAGAGCCCGACCGATGCAAGGATGGTCTGGACCTCAGGAAAGATGATTTCATGAGTAACGTTCACGTCAACCGAGAACAAACCCTGATAGTGGAGCTTGTCGATAGACCGCTGAATCGTGTCTCTCGGAATCGACCGGCTCCCCTTAAGGTATGCCGAGACAGCCCTATGAACCGGTTTGTTTTTCTGGAGTACAGGGTCATCTAAGTCCTCGCTAGTGAGCTCTTCAGACTTCAAGAACAGCGGTCCATTTGGGGACCGTGTAAAGTCAATCAGTCGCGGATGAGGCACCTCCTTGGTCGCCGGGGCGTTATAGTCTCCAATGTAAAACCGGGCTTTGGTTAACATATGGTCTCTTTCACGCGCAGACGCAGGGCGAGCTCCATCCCACAAGTACTGGGCGGCGAGGTTGCCGGTGACATACTGCCGCTTCCGCCAAGCGGAAGTTTGCTTAATCAACCAGCTCTGAAGCTTCCAGATCTCGCCCGCAGCCCATCGGCGATACGCTTGGATAGAGTACCGCAGAGGGCGAGCGACGACGGGGGCATCAGGGGTGATGGGTGCTACCCATCGCTTGCGATCAAGACCCCAATTGTGGCGGGACTCACGGAGGGGATTAACCCCCCTGGACTCGCGCTTGGGCTTGTCGCGGATAGCGTCATACTCTCTCATAAGGGAGACTACGGCGCGGGGCCAGGAAAACGGCTCTTCGAGCAGCTTCTTGACATTGGCACTGTTCCAGTAATCCTTATCAAGCTCATTGAACTGACGGATAAGTTTCCCTTGCGGATTGTAAATGGCCTCATTCTCCTCAATAGGACCGAGTCCAAATGGATCTACATCGGGTAACTCCTGTGGTTCAGGGAGGAAATTGAATTGGTGCGACGCTAGTCGTTTCATCTCAAGTTCCTCCAGACGCCAAGCGTTGACGGGGGGCTCAACGGCCTCCCGGCGGGCTCCCTGAGAGGGTCGAGGAGCTTCCTCCTCCTCCTCGAGGAGCTTTTCGGCTTGAAATTTCTTCGAGCCAGGTTTCGGCTTGCGACGCTTAGGGCGAGCCGAAACACTCTTCTCTTCAGGTAATTCAACCTTCCGAGGCTTAACTTTCCGCTGGACCTTAATCCAGGGAGCTTCCGTCTCATCTACGGAAGACTTAGGTGCCGACTCAGGCGGAGCTTCAAATGAGCCCTCTTTGCTGAAAGTAGTCATAGGCATTGTTTTAGATAAAACAGGGTGGGCCAAAGGCCCGTGCTTCTCACTAAGCAGGCTTGATGAAGTAGGGTTGTAGACCGCCATGTCTACGTAGGAGTAGAGGTGAGGCGAACCTCGGTAGCGGTGCTCCGTCTGAGCTGCTGCTTCGTCGTCTGTAAATACACGACTAGACAGCGATATTCCGAGTCTGTAAAGGTACTCGGGCGGTTCCCACACCGCTGTTTCTGGCCTTCCGCCAGAGGGAAAAATGCTCCACATGAGCCACTACCTTGTCGAGTGTAAATTCACGACTTGGTAGCAAAACTCCGGGCCTGTAAATACGCCCGGGCGGTCCCCTACCGCTGGTGTCCGGCCTCCTCGCCGGGGCGCCTCCTCGCGCCGATGCATCGAGATCCATACATCCATAGGATCAAGCATCACTGGGGAATTAACACACCATCATTGTGTGGAAGTGGATGAGCTTCTAACTTGTCAACTAAAAATAGTGACTCTCACAAACCTGCTAAGGTGGACTGAGAAGTCCAAAGGGCAGCGTGCACGCATTAGCGTGCAC